TCGAGTGATGTTCCTGCTCCCTGATATACAGTAAGCAAAACGTCTGCATCAATCTGATTTACAAGAGCATTAGCTATTTTACGGCCGTATTTCTGCTTAAGAGGAAGATGTGCTTGTAGCAAATCTAATTCTTTGATGTAGATTGACTTCTCTTTTTCTTTGTCGATTACCAGTGTTTCCTGTGTATCTGCGATAGCTTCTGTAGAGTAGCTACCATCGCCACCCATATCATTCGCAGGACCTAAGTCTGATGAATATGATCGAGCAACTGTTTGACCTTTTGTAAGGCCTGATTCAAGACGTGTGTCTGCAAGGATCTGGTATACAGGTTCCTTGAAGTGTGACAACTGATATTCTGCTGAGAATACCGTCTTGAATGTCATTGTGTTTGGATTCATTATTTTGATAAATTAATTGGATAAATTATCAAAAAAGAATTCGTGTCTATAGGATTATTTTTCGTCCATCACTATCGGTATGTAGTCCTCCACTATTTGGGTTGTTTCTGTAGTTTCTCTCCCATTCTGTTTGCTGTTTGATTGTCATCTTTGAAAAGTCTGGCTCTGATTCAAATTCTGTAGGTGGTACTGTTGTATCCATTGCCCTACCTTTTGAATCAAATCCGCGCTTTTTTGGTGACACAAAGTCTGAGATTGTATCCTTGTTTTTGAACAAAATATAATCTAATTCTTTGTCTTTCCATTCAGCTTTAGAGGATAGTTCTCTTAGTTCTTCTTGGACGATTTTCTTCTCATCATCTGAGATATTTGGAAAAATAGTCTTGATAGCTGGCTCTATTGCTTTAAGTGAGTCATTAAACTTCTTTTCAGCAATTGCCTGACTGTTCTGAGTTTGCCATTCTTTGAATTGACTGAGTGCTGTTTTAAGTTCCTCAGTATCCGCAGAATTAAACTTCTTAGAAAGGTCTTCTGTGATGGTTGCGCGCAGTTTTTTTACAACTTCGACATCTCCACCATCATCTTCTATCTGTTGAATTAAAGCATCAAATTCATCTTTTGTGTCTTCTTTTGCTTTTTGAGTTGGGTTTGCTTTCATCTCCTCGATAGTCTGCGTTAAGGCATCTATCTGGGATTGATACTTGCTCTCCATTTGCTCTTGAGCTTTTTGAGCTTCTTTCAACTGATTCTTTTTTTCCTTGTATTCGTCATAGATACTCTTCTTTTTTGATTTCTCTGAGTTGTCTTCCTCGTCATCTTTATTGATAACAGGCTTTTTCTCAGTGTCGTCAGTTGGAACAGGATCCGGTGCATCTGGTTTTGTAGGTATATCTAGATCATCTAGATCTACACCTGCTTCCTTGTATGCATCGATTGCTTCTTGTTCTTTTTTAGACATATTGACTTATTATTTAAGGCCCCTCAGTCGCTGGGGGATAGGTTTGGCCATGATCCTATAACATGTACTGCGATAAAGCCGTGCAGTGCCGGGAAAAGACTGGTGTCTTTTGTTCTGCCTACCATATAGATAGGCAGTGCAAATTACAACAGATCTACTGTTCCACCTTGTTTCCTTGCAAATTCTTCTGCAAGTTTCTTGTATTCTTTGCCGTGTCTTTCTGAGCTATAATCTCGGACCTCTCCTCGATATGATACTCGTGCTATACCTGATGTTTTTGGATTTGGATTCTCCATTGCATCTTCTTCTCCGTTATCTTCTGGCTGTGGGAGCAATGCAACAAGGTCTGCAACTTTAGCATCAGCATCATAATCAATGCCTAGTTCTTCTAATTTTTCGATTACTTCGTTTTTTGTTAGTTTTGCCATAAATGTTTGTTTATTTTTAATAACTATCTTAGTATACAACATCACTCTAAAATGTAGCGTTTATTTTGCGAGAAACGCTTGGATATCTCTCTGAATACGCAAAATTTCTGGATCTGGATTATCTTCGGCAAGGTGTAGCACCCACTCCATAGTCTTACGTTGCGCCCATATTTCGTTTAATCTCTGCTGTTCTATGTTCTCGGTTTGCAATTGTTCTGCGAGCAATGATCGGTATTGTGATCTAACTTCGGACATCAGCATTTTGGTAAAGTCATGCTCACGCCAGCTTTTTATTAAATTGCTATCTCCGATGCGTTTTTCTAGGTCTTTCCATACGGCCGTATTCTCAGCCTTTATTTCTGGGTCTTTTTCGTCTTCCACAAATATCTTATACGTTTGTTTTAGTTCTTCTGGTGTCATTATATTGCATTATTACCTATGTTCATTGCTTTTGATATTCCGCCCGGAACACCCGGATTAGATGCTTGTGATTGCTGTGGCATCATACTTCCTCCTAATTGTTGGGTATTAGCCTGTTCAATACGGCCTTGTTCTGCAACTTTACGTTCGATATTAGTTTGTACTATCTCTCTATGGGACATTGCGTATTGAACCAGTTTTGTGTATTGATCCATAGTGATAGACATCCTTTTATCTGCTGTAAAGTCGAGGATTTTTTGCATAAAGGCAACAGTAGCTCCATACCATTGAGTCAAAGGTTTGCCAGTTAGACAAAGCTGTATAGCTTGCTGTGCCATAGCCATAGACTTCCGATCCGCAAATGTGACGTTATCAAGGAATTCTGCTATCTCTGCATCTTCATAGCCGGCAAAACGTAGTATTTCTTCATCACGTTTTTTGCTGTTGATGTTTGGACTTTGAGCAAGGAGGGCAAGGGCTTTTTCACGTTTCTGTGCTTTCATTTCATTATCTGCTTGCTCTTGTTCTGTTGAAACAATGAGAACATCTATATCTTTTGAGGTTTTAAGGTCTGCTCTGGTTATTTCATCCCAATCTAATCCTTGCTCTCCTAGCATGCGGATAGCCATTTTAGCAGGCATATGCTGTTTTAATCCCCATATATATTTACGGCCTAGATCTGCCATCATTGACTGGAATGGTTGAGAACTCCATGATAGACGTTTTGATACGGCTTTTTGTTCTGCAAAAACAACTGATGCTTTTTTGGATGAGTCTTGTACAGATCCCATGCTTAGCTCTGTTGCTCCGGTGTTTTGACCTAGAGTACCGCTAATCCAATCAATAAGATTGACGGTTCCGCCCAATTCACCAACTTTGAATTCGTATACTCCCTCGCTAATTCTGCGTGATCCACCCTTAGTATCGACAGGGACCAATGCATCAGGTCGATACATAGCTTCATCTAGGGCTTTTACGTCTTTGAACATCTCCTTATCATATGCTCGCGCACCAAAATTACGCTTCTCACGGTTTGTAAGTTCCTGATTGAATAGGGCTACGATTGAGTCTGATGCGTAATATAAATCGTCTGAATACGCTTTGGATAGGAAATTTTCATCATCATCATGTGTTGCATATGTAACCCAAGGGTATTCATTAGATTCTTCTATTTCTTTCCAAGGTCTGAAATCAAGCCATGTTCTTGTCCATGGATCAAAGAATATGTAGTATCTCTCTCCATCTATCTCTAGGATATGCGATACGAGTTTATGGACAGTGGTGCCTACGTATGCGTTATTGCCAGCATCGAGTCCTAATGGTTTGAATCGATTGTATATTTCTTCTCGGTTGTTCAAATCTGCCGGCAACTGATCGGTATTGCCACAATATGCAAGCAATCGTGATACCTGTGTTTTATTGTATATGCCGTTTTTTGCACCTTTTTTAAGGTCGGCTGTTGTTCGTTTTATATCTTCTCTACCAGCAAATAGGTGATCTTCTATGAATTTGCCACCATCTGGTTGAAAATTGAAATGTTTAAGTGGTACGTTTTCGAGGTTCGTTTGATAATGAGGGTCTGATGATGGTCTAAATTCAAGTATTGCTATACCGTTCATGATTGCATGCTTGCGTGCGGTACGTAGTTTATCATCCCATTTGCTATTCTGTGCAGAATCAAGGATGTCATTATTCCATGCAGATTGTATTTTTTTGACCTTGAAATAATCTGATGGATCGCCTTCTTTGTACTTGAGTCTGATAGGCGTATCATTCTGTGCATTAAGTGTGTCGATCATACCGGGAAATACTGGGATAGGTACAGAAAAAAGCTGTCTGAGCTTTTTTGGTATATCTCCGTCGTATAATGCCCAATACTTTCCTAGCTTTGCTAAACGTGGTTTTTTGAATTCGTAGCACGTGTTGATTTGTTTGAGGGCTATATCTAATGCTTTTTTGGCTTTTTGTTCCAGCGTTAAATTAGCAAACTCAGAATCAAAGGTGTCTACTTTATAGGGTTCTTGTTCCATAGTGTATATAATACACTACTGGCGTTTTTTGTAGCGTAATTCCTTTATGTAGTCGCGCGCGCAGAGTCCTTTTGCGTGATGATCTATGATATAAAAAGGCACGGAACACATACGACATCTGCCCATTTTTTCTTTATTCAAATTATTGTTGCCCTCGTTTTCAATATCATCAGGATAGCCACAATGCGGACAAGGGTAAAATCTAATAATCTTATCGGACAAACGTGTCTTTTTTTGTCCTATAGGTATTGTGTACCTTTCTTCGCATCGTTGGCATATTTTTGTTACCTCACTCATTTGTTGGCTTTTGATATGGGGGCTGATAAAACGGTGCTTCACATTGATTAGGGCATTGATACCCTGCTATTGGATCATATATACAATCTTCTTCTTTGGATAACATTCCACAGTACGGACATCTGACATAATTATCGCGCTTTTCCATGTTGTTCTAGTTGATCGATTAATTGTTCGGCTACCATGTACGAACTTTCATCTACAGAAATAATTGCATTGACGTGTGAATGTTTAAGGTAATCTACAGCGACAAGGTGTTTCTGATCATCTCCGATGTTTTTTTCATAGACAACAATCATTATATCGCTGAGATGCGTAGCTTGTACTACCTTGTAACCAACTAAATCTTGCAGGACATGTTTCATGTAATAAATTATATCATAGATTATTCTATACCGGGGGTTTCGTATGCAGGTTGTTTATACACAGGTTTTGCTGAGTCTTTTACTTCGGCAAAATATCTCATCTGCCATGCTATAGCACAGGCCATCAAGAGGTCAAAATGGCGTGTGGTTAGACGTACATCTTCATCTCTATCCATCAGGTCATCTCGTGTGAAATCTTTTACTTCTTGAATCAAATCAGGGTCAATTAGCTGTAGCTCTCCTTTTTCGATTGCGGATTTGAGATCAGTAAGCATATCCATCTTGCTTGTCGCACTTGTAAGCCAGCCGTATTCTACTGGTGCTTTATCTTGTCCGACCTTTGTTTTTTTGCCTTGGGTAAAATATATGTTGTTATAAATCTGTTTCAATCGCCCTATTGTTGCGTGACCGTGATTGTTTTTTTCAGGACCTACGATACAGCCACCGTATATATTACCTTGTCGGGCAATTTCATCTCCAAAATGATCTGGTTGTATTTCATTGTTACGGTATGTCGATACTACCTTTTTAGGGATAGAGGTAAAATCTATGAATACAGATGTGGACGAGTCTAGTCCTACACCACCGGCAACATCATGCCCACCTCCGTATCTGCGAGATGGATTGTACTTGTAGAATATCTTAAATCCACCAATAACTTGTACCGGCTCTTTTGTTTTCATTTCTTCAAGGGTGCTACGGTCAAAATATATATCGTGGCCGGCTGATGGTTTACACATATATTCTCCCTCAAAATCTCCTTTCTCACCTCGTAATGTTTCGATTGCTTCTAGTGAATATGCTTGTGGCCATGCTGATTTGCCATCTATGATTATTGGTACTATCAGTATTTTCTTTCGTGGCATCTTATTTTTGACAAGCCTGTGTACATTTCCGCGCTCAGATACGTAGTTGCAGGTGTATAATGCCCCACCATCAATGGATAAGCCGTTCACGGCTTCCTCCATGTTATCCCATATAGCTTGTGATGTTACTGCTGATTTGAGGGTTTTTCTTGTTTCAAAGTCGTTAAACCATATAAAGTCTGGTCTTGCTGTTTCCTCTGATCCTTGCTGTTGTCCTCGCT